ATTACACTAAAAAGGAGAAATAAATGCCAGAACTTATTTTAGGGAAAGATGTAATTGCTTTTTTCCGACGCTACGCTGACCGCACAAAACAAGATGCGGGCAAAGTACGTTTTCAATCTGAATTGACCATCAACTCAGAGAAGGAAGTTGAAAGCACAAAGACAAAAGACGGAGTTGTTAACTCAATTTCAGACGGAGAAACCAGTGGAGAATTTAAATCACTCGCTTATCGTGAGGACGGTGATACTGTCAACATGTGGAAAGAAATGCGCAAGTGGTTTAAAGCGAACGAAAAAATTGAGTGCTGGGTTGTTGATCTTGGGAGTAAGAAACAATCAGGAAATAAAGATGTCTACGATGTCGAATATTATCAAGGTTATTTTAAAAACTTTGAATTATCAGCGCCAGCAGATGACAAAGTGGAATTGTCTTATGAAGTGGCTATTGACGGTAATGGTATCTTGCATACTGATTCATTGACCGAGACTCAAAAACAAGCTGTTGAAAGTGCGCAATACAACTACCACACTCTCGAAAAAGAAACAGACGGTACAGGAGTGCCGGCCTAATTATAATGTAGCATTTACAAGGGCAATTATTTGCCCTTTGTTTTTTTACTAAAAAAGGAGAAATGACAATGATTTTAAAAATTGGAGAACGTGATTACACACTACGCTTTGGTCTTGGATTCTTGCGGGAAATGAACCGACTTCATTCTGCTGAACTTGAAGGAATGAAAACCGGTTATGGTGCTATGACTTTGTTTAACGCAGGACAAGCTATGAATGACCCTATGGCGTTTGTAGATATTATCAAGGCTGGGACAGTAACCGAAGCACAAAAACCAAGTAATGAAGCGATTGAAAAATATCTTGAAGCTTTGATCGTCAATGACGAATATGACAAGACAATTAACGAAATTGTGGCAGAGTTAAAAGCGTCACCCCTACTCAAAAAAGCAATGAACCTAGCCGAGTAGGAGAAAAACAAGGTTCAGATTTTAGTTATGATGAGGCGATAGCTCTACTCATAGCAAGGCATGATATGACCTTTTTAGAGGCTTCACGAACTACGTTAGAAGAATTTCAGATATACAACATGGCTTACTTAATACAACAAGAAGACAAACGGTATAACGCTGCAATTCAAGCGTGGTTTAATCAGACTGTGCAAGCTACAAAAGGAAAAGGGAAAAGCACCCGTTCCGCCTATAAGACGTTTGAAGATTTTTACAATCATAAAGACGAGTTTGAAAAGATATTCAAAAAAGAAGATGCCAAACAAGTCAAAACTCAAAAAATGAGTCTGGCTGATAAAAACAGGAGACTCAATCAAATAGGGAAGGGAGGTACTTAATGGGAGTAAATTTCGACGTCACTGCAATCTTGAAGGCGAATGTATCTGATTTTTCAAGAGGTTTAAAAGAGGCTCAAACATCAATCCAAAGCTTGAAACAACAAACTGGATCTAGTTTTGAAAAAATCGGGAATAGTTTGTCAACGGTTGGAATGTCAGCTATGAAATTAGGCGCAGGTTTGACCGCCGGGCTGACTACGCCTGTTGTTGGAGCAGTTGGAGGTGTTGTGAAATCTTTTGCCGATCTTGAGCAAAGCCTCGGTGGTGTTCAAACATTGTTTAAGCAAAATGGCACGAGTGTGAATAATTTGGCGAAAGAGTATGGAATGACTCGAGAAGAGGCTCAGAGACTTTATAAAACCATGGCTGATGAAGGTACAAACGTCATTGAGAATGCCAATAGAGCATTTAAAACAGCCGGCGTTTCTGCCAATTCATACATGGAACAGGTCACATCCTTCTCGGCGACTTTGTTGCAAGGTCTAGGAGGCGACACTGCAAAAGCTGCTCAATATGCCGATAAGGCTCTGGTACAGATGGCAGATAATGCTAATAAAATGGGTACTAATATGGCAGATATCCAAAATGCTTACCAGGGGTTCGCTAAGGACAACTACACAATGTTGGATAACCTTAAACTCGGTAGAAAAACCATAGCCGAGTATAAACCTAGTGAAAACGGTGAAACCCTAAGAGTAGCTTAGGCAATACCGTGCTAAGCAAGATTTTAATTGCTTTTTCCTTAATTGTACGATAAAATAAAGTTATCAAATACTAGGGAAAACAATATGTGGAAGAAAATCAAAAGAAATAACAACTATTCAATAAATGAGTTCGGAGAAGTCAGAAATGACAAAACTGGACATATTAAACAACCATTCACAAATAAGCAGAATGGCTATTTAATAGTTGACCTATACAAGAATAATAAATCTGAAAAAGTTCCAATTCATAGATTGGTTGCTGAAGCATTTATACCTAATCCAAAAAATAAATTGACGGTAGATCACATTGATGGAAATCGTCAAAATAATTCTATTGAGAATTTACGGTGGGCGACTTACTCAGAAAATAATTCACGTTTTGAAACAATCGGTGTCAGAAGTGAAAAAATCGTAGTAACAAGATACGCAGAAGAAAGAAATAAAAGAGGTGGCGGACATTTGGCGCGGCTAGGTGTTATAGACACAATGGAATTTGAAAGTATTTCTAAAACTGCTGAATACTTTGATTGTACTATTTCTAATATTTCTTCAATGTTAGAAAAAGGAACGATTGGAAGACGTGGAAGAACAAGGGGTTATAAATTTTCTTACAAGGACGGGGAACGTTCTAAAATCTTGAAAGTGTAACGACTAACGAAACAGAAAAAACATCCGAAAGGGTGTTTTTTTAATGGAGTAGAGTAGGCTCAAGCGAGCCGAAGCGCTAGGATACATTTTATGTATAAGAGATAGTCTAATCTCTATGGCAACATAGAGCAGTCTTATAAAAGACGGTTACAATCTAGCGAATTGTAACGAATATGTACTGTATGGTGGTACTGCTAGTGAAATGGCACGACTCGTCAATGAGTCGGGTGTGTTAAACGGTGAATTTGAAGCTACGGCTGAAAATGTTAAAGACATTCCTTTCCATACTTTGATTGAAGCAATTGGAATTACGCAAGATCGATTAGGAATCACTGGGACGACTGCTAAAGAAGCAAGTGAAACTGTTTCAGGATCGTTTCAAGCTATGAAAGCAGCAGCAGAGAATCTAGTAGCCGGACTTGGAAACAATGAAGCTGACATAAAGACCTTGATGGAGAACATGAAAGATACCATTCTTACGTTTAAAGACAATGTAGTACGGGTTCTAGGGACTATTTGGGATAATTTACCGCTTGCCCCTTGGCAGAAATGGCTTGGTCTAATTCTAGTGTCAGCAGGTCCTGTTCTGACTGTTATTGGTGGAGTTGTAGCTGGCATTGGTAAACTCATAAGCATTATTACCTTTTTAGGTGGTGTGTTTTCAAAAGTTTCAGCATGGTTTGCATTGTTAAACTCAGGCGGTAGTGCTCTAAGTCTTACGTTTGCAAAAATTGTAGGCGTTGTGTCTTCACTAGGCGCACCGTTCCTTGTTGTTGTCGCAGTGATAGCAAGTTTAATCGCTATTTTAGTGGGTGTATATAACACAAGTGAAGAATTCAGGAACAAGGTCAATTCAGCATTTGAAGCAGTTAAAACTGCAATTACAAGCGCTATCCAAGAAGCTGTTAGTTTCGTTACAGAAATTTGGGGTACGCTTGTTTCTTGGTGGTCCGAAAATCATGAATTAATTGAGAGCGTAGCGACTAAAGTTTGGAACGCTATCAAGACGGTAGTTGAAACCGTTACTAATGCCCTTGCGCCTATTATAGAAGCCGTTTGGAATACAATTTGTACAAGAGTACAGGTTGTTTGGGGATTGATTAAATCCACAATAGGAGCAGGGCTTGATTTTATTTTAGGTATCATCAAGGCAGTTATGCAGATTATTGACGGCGACTGGTCAGGCGCATGGGAAACAATCAAAGAAACAGCAAGCACTCTTTGGGAAAATATCAAAAACATCATCCAACAATATTTGGACGGCATTGTTCAAATTTTTAATAGTGTACTTGAGTTGTTGGGAACAATTTGGGATACAGGTTGGAATGCTCTTATTACATTTTTAGCACCAATTTGGGAAGGTATCAAGTTAGCAGTTCAAACAGGTATCGAAGCTATCTCTACATTCATTCAAACAGCTTTGACAACTATTCAAACAACTTGGAACACCATTTGGGAAACAATAACGGCATTTGTCGGTCCTATATGGACTGCAATTTCTGAAACCGTGACTACAACTTTAACAACTATTTGGACATTCATTCAAACTGGATTAGAATTCATTCAGTCTATTTGGTCTAGTGCTTGGGAAATTATTAAGGCAGTTTTTGCAGCTATTCTTTTAGTTATTGTAGGGCTAGTGACAGGCAACCTTGATTTGATTAAAGAGGCTATTTCAAATGCTTGGACTATAATCCAAGAGAAAACAAGCGAGATTTGGAACACAATTACGACTTTCTTGTCAGGAATTTGGGAAGGAATAAAATCCGCAGCAAGTACAGCTTGGGAGTTCATCAAAACCACTATCAGCAATGTGATGGACGGAATCAAGAACGGCATTGAAACAGCTTGGAATGCTATCAAGGACTTCATTTCAAATGCTTTAAACAATATCAAGTCAACAGCTGAAAATGCTTGGAACAATATCAAATCTGCTATTTCAAATGCGATTGAAAATATCAAATCCACCGTCACAAACGGTTGGAACAATCTAGTAAGCACGGTTACGAATGCCGGGCCAAGGATTGTATCGGCTGTCAGAAATGGTTTTGACAATGCAGTGAATGCTGCTAGGAATTTCATCAGTAGTGCTATCAGTGTCGGAAGGAATCTGATTATGGGCTTTGTTGATGGTGTAACAAGCGCAGCAGGCGCATTGATTGATGCAGTGGGTGGCGCAGTTCAAGGAGCGATTGATTGGGCGAAAGGTTTGCTCGGAATTCATTCTCCTTCCCGAGTTTTTAGACAATTCGGTGTTTACACAGATGAAGGTTTCATCTTAGGAGTGAACAGTAAGGCAGGCGCAGTCGTCAAATCGGTAGGTAATATGGCCCAAGGGGCGATTGATGCATTTACAGGTAAAGACCTAGCTGGTAGTTTGCAGAATGAATTAGGCGCAGTAGATGGTGAATTAGGAAGATTGACAGCTTATGATCCATCAGTTGACTTCAACGGTGGCACAATCACAGTTGGACAACAAGCAGCAGACATTGTTCTTAAAATGGGGAATACAGTTTTCAGAGCCTTTACCGAGGATATTACCAACGCTCAAGAAATGGAATTGATTTTAAGTAATTATTAGGGAGGAAAGCTATGTATGGTTACTCAAATCTAGAGAAAAATAACGATGTCACGGCTTTTGAGCCTAGTGATAACATGTCAATTAACGGTACTTCTTTAAATCAACTGATTGAAGGATACAGACACCTCACAGTTACAGGAAGAGGTTTACTAGGTCAGTCGGTGAAAACAACTTCTGTCCCCGGCCGTCGTGGTGTTTGGGTAGAGGATATTTCAGACGACGAGCGGCAGCTTGAGATCAAGTACAAGCTCGAAGCTGATGCTAGCTCCAAAATGCGTGATAAATTCGCGAAATTAAATAAGATTTTACGAACTCACGCAAGTAGCGGCTTCCTCGAAATCACTTTTAAAGACGAACCCGAGTATGTCTATTACGGATATTTCAGCGGAGCCGATGCCATCGAAGAAAAAAGCTTGTCTATCATCAGCAAGTTCACTCTTCTTGTGCCAGATGGCTATAAGAAAAAATCAGCCCAGAACTCAACTGGGCTTGTTTCTTTGTCGGATGCCCTGGAAGTCCTGCCTGAATCCATCACGGTCACACCGACTGGAACAGTGAACCAAGTACAAATCATCAACGGCACGAAAGTATTATCTTTTTCTGGCTCGTATGCAGCTGGAAAAGACATTGTTGTGACTTTTGGAGATGAAGAAGTGACTGCCACTTACAACGGCAGGAGCATCCTTAGCGAGCTTGAGCGGTTTAGTCCGCTTGAGCAATTTACTGTCAGAAATGGCGATACTATCACAGCTAAGAATGCTAGTGTTAAAAAAGTAGTTTGGAGGGATGAGAGAGCATGATTTATTTGTTTGATAAAGATGAGAAATTGATCAAAATCATCAGAAAACCAGCTATTAAAACCGCCCTACAAAAATACTCTCTGGCTAAAGAACGCTATGTGTCTGACAGACTGACTGTCGAAATGAAAAGCCTGAATGATGATGAACTTGAAAAAGTAGAGTATATGGCTATCCAGACCATGGAAGATGCCCACACATTCCACTATTTTTATGTCGCGCAAAAATCATCAGAAAATTTAACAACGTTAATCGGTGTCCAGTCTGGGATTGAAGAGCTGAGAAAATCTCCGGTTTTTGACAAGCGCCCTAAAAATGCTTTTGCTAGAGAGGTCATCAACGATCTGCTATCTGGCACCAACTGGCAGGCTCGTTTTGTTGGAGAAACTACCCCGCACAGCACAAACTTTTATTACATTTCTGTCTTTGATGCACTCAAGAAAGTGTGTGAAGTCTGGGACTTAGAGATGCAATTCTTTGTTGAGATGAACGGAAACCGAATAGGCGCTCGGTACATTGATTTTAAGCGGAAGATTGGTCAAGCAGTTGGCAAGC